CTGCTAAGTGCACCTCCACTCAGAAGGCGCAAGCCCTCCTCTTAGGGATATACCCTACCCCACCGCTTAATACGGTGGGGCCCACCTGAGCTTGATGTTGACGGCGTCAGGACGTCCATAACGTTCTAGATGATCTTCGTCCACAAACGGCTCTTTGCCGCGTTTCAGAAAGAACTTCTGCAAGGCTGCATAACCCTCAAGTGGAGACTTGGGGGCACGACTCGCAACTACATAGCCCTTGACTAGGGGGCGCTGTAAACGAGTACATTCTCTCTGAGTCTCATGACCCAGAAAAGAATGCCTGCCCAGCACGGGTGAAGTAGGTTCGATCGCAGGAAAGGGGATTACCCCTTCTATCTGAGAATCTAGCCATTTCACTGTACGCCACATACCAGCTTTGTAAAGCTGGTTTCGTAGCGACACAGTGGAGATCACTTGCTTAGCGATCACTTCATCCCGGACGTTACTCCGTTGCGCAGGAATTAGTTGACGGACACGAACTATTGAAACATCGTGTCCATCGTAGTAATCCCGGCCACAAGACTCTCTGAACTTTCCAGTCCAGAAAGACTTGCTAGCATTGACTTTAAACCCAAAAGTTTCAAGTCGGCCAACAACGGATTGCACATATTCTACGGGAACAATAATATCGTCCCCGTAGACGCGCACCTGGCCCTTAAAGGACTTAATATCCTTTTTGGTCAGTGGTCGCTTAAGCACATCTTGTATCCCGAGGAAGATTAGTGTCAAAAACACCATAGCTTCTATCGGAAAACATAGTGCTGAACCCATAGACGCAAACTTGGCGAGGCGATAAACGCCCTTGCCAGGCACGTCAGCCTTCCGGCTTCTGCAAGCATCCACCCCATCCAAAAGGTGGGGATGGTTGCTGAGCATTGTCCGTACGAGCTGATTGGAAACACGGTCGGATGCCTCACTCAAATCGAGTGTAGCAAGAGTCCCATCACGGGACCCTTTCTGTGCCAGGTGCTGATTAGGCACTTGGTCATCGAATCCAACTAGAGAAGTAAGGATGTCATCCTTATCAAACTCTTCAAGGATCGCCTCCAATATCCCCTGTTGCACGTATTGCATGCAGGTCGGTTCAATGGCGATAATCCTAGGTGTTTTCAACGTTTTAGGAACTAGAGTGACCTTAACTGGCC